GTTTCGAAAACCTCTCCGGGGGAAGTCCGACGGGGGAGGGGTCAGAGCTGACCCGATATGACATGACATGAGGTGATTTGTATGAAGAAGACGGTCAAGACGAGCGACTTCGATCAGCTTGTCGAGAAGGTTCCTGACGATCGAAAGATGATCGCTCGAAACCTGGTCGAGGAGCTGATCTTCATGAGAGAGACACTCGCCGACCTGAGAAAGCTGATCAAGGAAAAGGGAACGATCGAACCGTTCGAACAGGGTCGACAGTCTTTTCTCCGGGAGTCTCCCGCTCTGAAGAGCTACAACACGACGATTCAGCGGTATTCGCTCCTCTATCGTCAGCTATGCGATCTCGCCGGGAAGACGGTCGAAGCTGAGAAGTCAAATCCTGTTTATGACTTCATCAAGAGCGGTGAGAGCTATGTCGAATTACGTTGACGAGTATCTCGACGAGATCAGAGCGGGGAGAGCGATCGTCTCGAAGCGAATTCGCCGTCAGTATGAGCGACTCTCGGACGACATCCATCATCCGAAAAACGGCTTCATCTTCGACCAGGCGAGAGCGGAGCGACCGATCGACTTCCTCGAGCGATTCTGTCGTCACAGTAAGGGAGAATGGGCGGGGCGACCGCTGAAGCTCGAGCTGTTTCAGAAAGCTTTCATCTCAGCTCTCTTCGGGTTCATCGACTCGAAGACGGGTCTCAGGAAGTATCGAGAAACTATGTTCTATGTCGCCAGGAAGAACGGGAAGAGCGTCCTCCTGTCGGGTCTCGCTCTTTACTGTCTGATCGCTGACGGCGAACCAGGAGCGGAAGTCTACTCTGTCGCAACGAAGAAAGATCAGGCGAAGATCGTCTTCACTGAAGCTCTCAACATGGTTCGACAGTCTCCCGACCTGGTCAACATCACGAAGAAGCGGAAGTCTGACCTATATTTCCCGCTGACCTTCAGCAAGTTTCAACCGCTCGGAAAGAACAGCGACACTCTCGACGGACTGAACGCTTCTCTCGTCATCGTCGACGAGCTTCACTCGATCAGGGATCGCAACCTCTACGAGGTCATGAAACAGAGTCAGTCAGCTCGTCGTCAACCGCTCTTCATCTCGATCACGACCGCCGGGACGATCAGAGAGACGATCTTCGATGACCTTTACAAGTACGCTTGCGGAGTCGCTGACGGGACGATCGCTGACGATCGGTTCCTCCCGATCCTCTACGAACTCGACGAGAAGAGTGAATATCTGAATCCTATGTCCTGGGAGAAAGCGAATCCAGGTCTCAACAAGATCAAAAAGCTCGATGACCTGATCAGCAAGGTCGACCGGGCGAAGAACAGTCCTCACGATCTGAGCGGTGTCCTGACGAAAGACTTCAATGTCATTCAGAGCGTCTCCTCGACCTGGCTCCCGTTCGACGACATCAACAACGAAGCGACCTTCGACATCTCCCGCTTTCGGGGAATGTATGCGATCGGAGGAGCTGACCTCTCGATCACGACGGACTTGACCTGTGCAACGATCCTCTTCGCTGACCAGGACGAGAGGAAGTATGTCGAACAGATGTATTTCCTCCCGAAAGACAACTTCGAACAGCGGGTCAGGGATGAGAAGATTCCCTATGATAAATGGCTCGAAGCGGGTCTCCTGAGACTCTGTGAAGGGAACACGATCAACTATCACGATGTGACATCCTGGTTCCTCGAGATGGTCGAGCGACATGAAATCTCGATCGCCTGGGTCTATTACGATTCTTATTCGGCTCGTTATTGGGTCGAGGAGATGGAGAGTTACGGGTTCAAGATGATCAGGTGTATTCAGGGATCAAAGACGCTGTCTCTCCCTATGCAAAAGCTCGGAGCTGATCTTCAGAAGAAGCTCGTCAACTACAACAACAATCCTCTCCTGAAATGGTGTATCACGAACACAGGAGTCTCGACCGATCGGAACGGGAACATCGTCCCGATCAAGGCGACCTCGGCGAAGTATAGGATCGACGGTCTCGCTTCGCTCCTGGACGCTTATGTCGGTCTCTGTGATCATCTGAACGAATATCTACAAGCGAATTGAGGTGAAACGACATGAAAAAAGGTCTCTACTTCCTGAAGGACAAGAAAGCGAAGGTCTACAAGATCGATCCGACTCCTCACGGTGTCGGCGAAGATGATACTCTGATCCTGGTCGGCGATTTGTGGTGTTACGCAAAACAGCTCAATCAGAATCTCGTCGCTGAAGCGGGTGTCGTCTATGCGAACGACGAGTCGAGACTGTTCGTCTTCAACTACAACAGCGACATCGATCAGGGATGTTTCATCAAGTATCGGGGAGAATGGTTCAAGGCGACCAGGGTCGACACGACCGACGACTATAATGACGAGATGTTCGTCTATGTCAGCGAGTACAAAGGTCGGATCACTGAACCGACATCCTCTTCGGGCGGGTCGTCAGGATCAGGATCGGGGAGCGGTGTTCCCTGGGGCGAGGTCGGCGGTTGAGCTGACTCTGTAAACACTGTAAACCGAATAATATTTGATTACAATGTAAAATAGTTCGGAAAAATCAGCTGTCGGTGATCCCGATCGGCGACAAGGTCAAAAAATAATGTTCGGGTTTTTCCCTGGAAGAGAGCGTCATCGGTCTCGTCGACCTGACGCTTCTTTTTTTACGCTTGACAATGAATGTTTACATGATTTACAATGATGATCTCAGGGAGACTCAGATCACGAAAGAAAGGAGATTTGAAATCATGGAAAACAGCAAGCTCAACACTATTCTCAAGAATGAAGCTGAACAGCTCTCTCATCTCGACGACCTCGTCACGAATCTCGGGATCGTCTGTCGGAGCTTCGAAGACGCTTCGGAGGAGTTCGTCCCGAAAAAGATTCACGACATTCACTCTAATTCGATGTGCTATCTCCTCGAGGAGATCGAAGAGACGCTGAAGCTGATCGCTGACGCTAACTTCAATCTCAGAGCGGAGATCAACCCGCACATCGCACGGATCAAGAACATGATCGAGGAACGAGAAAAAGACTCAGGCGATCAGGATCAGGTCATCGGCTAAAATAACAGGATCGAGAAGGTCTGAGTCTCCCTGAATTGTATCACAAAACGACTATCTTTGAAAGGAAGGTCATCGGATGAAGGTATTCTCAATCTGTAATCAGAAAGGCGGGGTCGGGAAGACGACGACAGCTCTCAACCTGGGAGCGGGTCTCGCTGACCAGGGGAAACGGGTTCTCCTGGTCGATCTCGATCCTCAAGGATCACTCTCAGTCTCAGCGGGTCAGGGCGACCTCTCAGCGGACGAGCTGACGACATATGAAGTCCTGAAGGGAGCTGACATCAACCAGGCGGTCAGATCGGGACGGTTCGACATCCTCCCGACCGATATTCGGCTCTCAGGAGCTGAACTCGAACTCGGGTCGATCCCTGGTCGGGAGTTCCTCCTGAGAGAAGCTCTCGAGAAGCTGAAGACCGAATATGATGTCGTCCTGGTCGACTGTCCTCCATCGCTCGGAGTCCTGACGCTGATCGGACTGACCGCTTCGGATGGAGTCCTGGTCACGATCAAGACTGACTTCCTCGCTCTGAAGGGGATGACTCAGCTCTCGGACACGATCTCGATCGTCAAGCGGAGAATGAATCCAGGACTCAAGATCGCCGGGATTATTGCGACATTCTTCAACGGGAGACGGACTCTCGACCGTCAGGTCGTCGAGAACATCGAGAAATACTTCCCGGGTCAGCTCTTCGAGACGAAGGTCAGTCAGACGACCGCTCTCGCTGAAGCTCCCGTAAACGGGGTCGACATCTTCACTTATAACGACAAGTCAAACGGGGCGATCCAATATCGAGCGATCGTCGCCGAATTGATAGAAAGAGAGGAGCTTTGATCATGGCAACGAAACAGAAATTCAACCTCGAAAACAGCGGTCTCTTCGCTCCCGTCGAGGAGAAGAAGACTGAGAAACTCAGCGAGAAGACGATCAAGACGAACACTGTCCAGGAAGGACTCCCGGCGAATCTGACCCGGGCGACATTCATTGTCGATGTCGATATCCTCGAGACGCTGAAGGATTACGCTTACACTGAGCGAGTCCCGATCAAAGAGGTCGTCGACCAGGCTCTCCGGGAGTATGTCAGTAAGATCGATAAACAGAGCTTACTCAGGCGACCCGATAAACAGAGGTGACCTTGATGATCGTGTTTACAGATGAAACAAAAGCTTTCGATATTATCGAGTCAGCTCAGATTCTCGGACTTACTCCGAATTCGGTCAGGCGGTATCTGTACGAAGGAAAGCTTCACGGGGAAAAGCTGAAGGGCGAGACCGGGAAGAAACAAAAAATCTATATCTCGATGGACGAGATCAAGCGGTTCATCAAAGCGAGGTGTAACGGATGATCTACGAATTCACGCTCGAGGAGCGGTCTCAGCTCGAAGCGATCGATCAAAAGTATGAGCGTCTCGGAGCTGAGAAAGAAGCTCAGATGTCGCTCGTCAAAGGTCCCGATCCTGAACTCGAGTCCGCTTGTCATGTCACCTGGCCGGAGCGACCGGAACCGCCGAAAGCGAAGTCGAAGTCAGCTCGGGAGAAGTATCTGAAAGAGGTCGAGGAGTATTCTCGTCAGATCGAGGAGCTGAACAAGGTCGTCGAGAAAGCTTATGAAGCTTACATGAATTCGGCTTCTCCTGAATGGCGAAAGCTGAACGACGAGATCGGCGACCTGATCGTCCTCAAGAACCAGGAAATGACGACATTCGTCGCTTCATGCGATCGAAAGCGGTTCGCTCAACTCAGGGGAGACAAAGCGAAGATCATCGATCACGCTCGAGACCAGGCGAAGAAGCTGATCCTCAATCGGTTCGCCTATTACAAGAAGGTCATCGAGACCGGGGTCATGGACGGGGAGTCCGTCGAGATGTTCTCGACCGTCGATCTCAGGGTCGGACGAGACAGCTCTGAGTTTTGGCTCGACGCTGAAGAGATTCGAGAAGCGATCCGGGGTCACCTGAAGCTTCATTATGAAGCTCTGAAGGACGATCCCGACGGGATCAAACAGCTCGACTCGATCATCATGAGAGCGATCAGCTCGAGTCCTTATGTCTCGAGTCACAAGGGAGAGCGGTTCAAGGCGATCGAGATCGACAAGGCTCGAGAGATGATCAGCTTCAACACGACGAAACCGAAAGAGCTGATGACTCTGACCTCGAAGGT